ATACTGAACCCTGCATTCCCTGCAATGGCAGGGGTGCAATCGGACATAGAACCAACTATCTTATCTGCCACACATGCAATGGCGTAGGTAAAATCGAACACATAACAGTGGAGAAAAGCAATGAGAGTAATCAGGACAAGAACGGAAGTGCAATGCCATGTCTGCTCTGGTGATGGGTAGATCGAGTACGACGTACCCCAACCAAGAGGGCATGGCGAAGGCTATATCGAAACCAGAACAGAAGTGTGCGACTACTGTAATGGTGATGGTACAATAGAAATTGATGACGCAGACCTTGACGAAATAGATTTCTAGCTGCATATTCGCAGCATGAAAGCATATCTCGACACACTAAAACAAAACTCAAGTGAACTTGGCATCGATCTGCTTGAAGCATTCAAGACAGCTATGGTGCCAACATCAACATACTATAGAACAATCAACGGACAGACAGAGTTACGCTATGAAACAGCCCTAAAGGTAAGCAATGCAATCGACAGGATTCACGAGATACAACAAGCCCGTGAGCATTCCGAAAGACTACGAAAAGTTGGTAAAAATGCTAATCCACGCAAGATCAAATCAAGGCTTAAGCCAAGAAAAGCTAGCGTTTAGCATTGGATGCACAGTTTCGTTGATTCACAAATGGGAATCACATAAGCGCATACCTTCTGGGTTTATGCTTATGTGCTGGTTGGATGCATTAGGATATGACATCGAAGTCAAAAAAAGGAAAGTCAGCAAGATGTGAGGCGTGTGAAGTAGACACACATAAATTCGTCGCCATCTTAAAGCAACACCACGAACGCACCAACGAGAAAGGTTGGTTTGTTTGTCTTCACTGTTACGAGAATGATCTATGGCAAACCGCAATAAAAACAAAGGAACGTATCACGAAAAGTGGTTTGTCGAATGGCTTAATCAAATCGAAGCGCCCATCGAAGCGAAGCGCGTCCCTCTCAGCGGGAGCTTGGGAGGAGAGTATAGCGGCGACATCCACCTCTACATCAACGGGCAAAAGTTGGTGGGAGAAGTAAAGTATAGGGACAAATCTAACTTCCCTAGCCCCTTCTCTGTCTTAGATAAACGAGACATTGCATTTTATAAAAGACGGACGGGAAGTCCGCAAACACTGGTCATAATGACTGGGGAAAAATTCAAACAACTAATGGAGAACGGATATGGAAACACAAAACAAAATGCTCAAGACGATACTTGACCAGGGAACACACATCACATCGATAGATGCCCTCAACTGGATTGGCACGATGCGCTTAGCTGCACGAGTCTACGAGATAAAGCAAGAAGGATATCCTGTAGACAAATATGTGCGCGACGAAAACGGAAAGCGCATTACATATTATCACAAGGCTTTCTGATGTTTAAGAGTATCAAACGCATCAAGGGGTATTGGATAAATGAGTGATGATTGGGATTCATTTGTGCACCGCGCAGCAACAAACAAAAACGTCGCAAGAGAAATGAAAGTACGCCAACTGCGACCAAGCAAATCGCCACTACAAATAATAGCAGCGCGAATAAAGAACGGCGAACCAGTATCAGATACCTATCTCAAAGGGAATCGTCTACAAGAGTTGTTAGAATTTACTGACGTAACTCAAGAAGACATCGATAAATATATCCCTTGACTTGCTGCGTATATGCAGCTACTATCTTATTAATAACAAAGGAGAACACCATGAATCGGACAGGATTCATAGGCGGGTCTGACTGCGTAAAGATTATGCAAGGTCAATGGCTTGAGCTATGGCAGATCAAAACTGGTCGTGTAAAACCAGAAGATCTATCAGATAATTTAGCAGTGCAAATGGGTATTCATACAGAAGACTTTCATCTGCGCTGGTTTGAAAAGCAACGTAACGTCACACTGCAAGGACATCAAACTAAGTTTGAGGCAACAGTTGGAAATGTTCCATGCGCTGGAACTGTAGACGCTATGCTTGACCGAAACATTGTTGAAGCTAAACACACCAACTCATACAACACTATGAGCAAAGCGCTCGAATACTACATGCCGCAGATCCAATTCTATATTCACTTAGCTGATGTAGAAGGAGCTTACTTAAGTGTAATATTTGGCAACAGCGAATGGGATAGTGTGCATGTCGCAAGGAACGAAGAGTATTTCAATTCTATGTGGGCAGTGGTCTCAGACTTCTGGAGTTACGTTACAAGCGACAAAGAACCAATCGGTGTTGATACACCAATACTCGATACCAACAGTATTAAAGTTGACGACATGGTTACCAGAGATGCGTCTACTGATAATGCGTTCATCGATGCGGCGATCACTTACATACAGGGATACGAGCGCAATAGAATCTTTGAGGGAGCAAAGAAAGATCTTAAAGCCATGGTCTCAGATAATGAAAGAGAGGTTTACTGTGATTACCTCACGGTAAAACGTGACAAGCGTGGATCACTACGCATAACCAAACGATAAGGAGAACACCAATGACTAGCATTATCAGCAAGCTGATCAAAGCAAGAGCAGAGATTCAGCCACCGAAGAAAGAGGGAACCAACCCACACTTTCGCAGTAAGTACGTCACGCTCGAGGGCGTAATCGACGCAGTGACAGAGCCACTGGCAAAGAACGGCTTCTTTTTAGCGCAAGAAGTTACCGACTATCAAGACCATCGCCCATCAGTTTGCACTATTCTGAGACACGAAAGCGATCCGACTTGGCAGATGACATCCAATGTCCCACTTGTTCTCGGCAAGCAAGACATGCAAGGGCTAGGCAGCGCGATCACTTACGCTCGACGCTATGGCATCATGTCTCTGCTCAATCTTCCTGCTGAAGATGACGATGGCAATGGCGCAAGCGGCACCCACAAAGATGCCGCGCCAGCGCCGAAGACAGAGCGTCAGAACGCATGGTAATTCTTGGGGACTAACTGTTCAATCCTTGATGGGCGGCAAGGTTCCCTAAGAACCGCCCACTTAACCTAAACAAAAGGAGCCAGAAGCATGGCAGATTCAAATTTCGACAACAACAACAAAGGCGCAGCATGGACACCGTTCCCAACTCAAGAGATGATCTTGCAGGGAAAAGTTACCATCGATTTTGAAGAACACAAAGTTGTCTTAGTTAAAGACGTATTGCGTGACGGGAAAAAAGTCATCGAAGTTTACGGTAAACTTGGAGTTATGTTTGATAACGACAAGAACGGTAATGACGCAGCCCCAGATTTCTCTGGTCCAATGGGTGACAAACTGAGAATTGCAGGATGGAAACGTATGAAAGATGGTGCGCCATTCATTTCTATGTCCGTGTCTGAAAAGCAAGTCAAAGGAAATGCCCCACAAAAAACTGGTGGGTTTGACGATTCAATCCCATTCTAAGTTGCATAACTTGGAGTTCCATTCTAATCTGAGAATGTTCTCCGTAGGGGTCAACTGCCTGACTGTCCGCAAGTCCTCACCCCCTACCAACCTAGCCAGTCCTTCGGGACTGGTTTTTTTACAGGAGAAACCCATGGAAAACTGGGCAGAAATGAACGCGCGTCATAAGCGTGAGAAGATTCAGTTGATTCAAGCTTACGCAGCGCATTACACTGTCGATCAGACAGCAGACATCTTGCAGATGGATCGAGTGCAACTGCGAACGTTTGCTTATAACAACGAAATCAAATTCAATATGGTTTACAACGATGGACAAACAGCTACCGCCAGCACTGGCAAGTGAATACTCATTCCTTAAACAGCAAGTCGACTTCTGGATGGAGGCATACATGAAGGTCGACGCATCGCCTAGCGCAAAGCAAAGATACTGGCATGCAAGGGAAGACCTTACCAAGTTTGTTAGCAACCGTCGCAAAGAAGGATACCACATCTAATGGTCAACATTTGCGATACATTCACCCGCATGTACGGACGCAAGCCATCGGCAAGTGAACTGGCTGCAATGATGCGCATGAAGGCAGAACAAGATGCCTTTAAAAACAAGGACATGAAGCCAAAGGTCGGGGCCATGGGGCTGTCAGGTCCATGTCAGGAACGGTCAAAGGCTGCATCAGCAAAGAGGAATCCAGATGGCGCAATCGTGGTAAGCAAGCTGACAATGAAGATCAGTCGACTATTAGAGCTTGGCTTAAAGCCAGAGCAGATTGCATACGCACTGTTCATAGAAGTGTCCAATGTCAAAGGGCATATCGTGCGGTACAAACTGCCTCGACCAAACCTGAAACAAAAAACGTGATGTGCAAGGCCGTGCTAATCACAACACAATTTAACACCATTCCTTTCAGTAAAAAAAGATGAAGTTAAGATGGCCTTGCAGATGCAAACTAAACAAAAGAACGCGCAGGATCAACCAAAAAACGGTAAGTCGTGAGGGGCGCGAGTATAGATCATCGGGTTATAACTCAGTTTTTAGCGTGCGTCCAACCAGTCGCCCGTGCAGCCCCGTGATATTTTGCTGCCGTGGTTATGTGTTGTAGCTGAAACGCCCCTCGAACAGAAGGTTTAAATAAACATGGAATTCTTTACAATAC